GAGCGTAGTGATGCATCTGTCGTCGAAAGAATCCCCACGTTTATCACTTTGGCTGAGTTCGAGATTGCTCAGCAGGTCAAGACGCTTGGTCAGATACAGGTCGTCCAAGCCAACATGAACGTCGGCAATCCAATCATTCAGAAGCCTGCACGTTGGCGTAAGACGGTCTCAATGACGCTGAACAATGGCACGCAAAAGAGCCCCGTATTCTTGCGCAAGTTTGAGTACTTACAGTCATACAACAACGAAGGCTCGACAGGTCTGCCAATTTATTACGGCGACTATGACTACGACCACTGGCTGGTCGCTCCGACGCCTGATGATGACTACCAGTTCGAGGTTCTGTACTACGAGCGTCTGGCTCCGTTATCGTCAGAAAATCAGACAAACTGGATCACCAATAACGCCCCGAATGCGATGCTCTTTGGCACGCTCCTTCAGGCTGTGATCTACCTAAAAGATGATCAGCGCCAGATCTTCCAACAAAAGTACGACATGGCGATGGCAGCGCTCAAGGCTGAAGACGTTACCCGCATCGGTGACCGATCCGCTGTCGCAGTGGATTCGTAAGAGGAAAATATGTCATATATCAACCCATTTACAGGTCAAACTCTCTCTCCTTCAATGGTAGGATACGAAGAGTTTACGATCTCTGCTGATTTAGAACTTGCTTGGCCCGTAAACGGCAATGACACTAACGTGGTCGCATCGATCATCGAGGTGACTGCCACGGTCGCAAGCCTGAACTTGGTGATGCCATCGGCGCAGCAAGTCTCGACTGGTCAAAGCGTCCTGATCCGTAACATCGGCGCAAACGCATTTACGGTTACAGACTTCTCTGGCAATACGATCGTATCGATCGCCTCTGGGATTGCTGAGTACATCTATGTGACCGATAACACCACCGATGACGGCACTTGGGAGGCGTTTACGTTTGGCGCAGGAACATCAGCCGCTAACGCTGCAACCCTTGCTGGCTACGGCTTAAAAGCGATCAGTACCACGCTGAATCAAAACTATACAGAGGCATCTCTGTTCTCTGACACGGTCTTAAATAACACAAACCGTGCTCAGTTCTTGGTTTGGGCTACTGGCGTGGGGACTATAACCCTGCCAACAGCCGCATCAGTCGAGAACGGTTGGTTCGTCATGATCCGCAACGGCGGCTCAGGTATTGTTACCTTGACCCCAAGTGGCGTAGACACGATCGACACAAACGCCACCCAGCAACTTCAGTTGACTGAGTCGCTTGTCATCGTCTCTAATGGAACAAACGGCTATAGCACATTTGCATACGGTCGCAGCAACACGTTTGCTTACACTCAGCTCGCCAAGACAGTTGCTACTGGCACGTATACGCTGAGCGCTGTTGAGTACGCCAACGTCGTGCAGGAGTATTTCGGTGCGCTGACTGGCAACGTGATCATTGTGCTCCCATCGACGGTTCAGATTTATTACCTGAATAATCAGACAACAAATGCATTCTCACTGACATTTAAGACATCGTCTGTCGGTGCTGCAACAGTAACGGTTGCTCAGGGTCAGACGCTTACGGTTGTGTGTGATGGCACAAACGTATACAACTCAAGCTCTGCCGCTGGCGGTACGCTCACATCGCTGACAATTGCAGCAGGCTCTGCGGCAGCGCCTTCAATAAATTTTACAAGTAATACTAATACTGGTATCTATCAGCCAGCGACAAATCAATTTGGAATTTCATTAAACGGATCTGCTGCCATGACCGTTATTACGACTGGCATTAGGGCTACCGTAGGAATATCTGGAGGATCATTTTGAGCGCAAAGGTTATCTCGCTCAACATACCGCCCGGTATCCAACGGGACGGTACTCTGCTCGACTCTTTGACTTACGTCGACGGTCAGTGGGTTAGGTTTCAAAGAGGTCGCCCACGTAAGATGGGTGGGTACAAAGGAATATTCCAGAACGCTACAAATATATCTCGTGGCATGATTATGCAGCCCGATAACGGACTGAGCTATGTCTATAGTGGATATAACAACGGCTTGCAGTACTGGGTAATGGATGATGATGACGGCGTCGGATCTGGTCCTAACCCCATCACAATGACCTCTGGCTTTACTGCAAATGCTAATAATCTGTGGCAGTTCGATCTTGGTTACGATGCAAATGGAACGGGTAATGAGACGCTGGTAGCGCACCCCGGTCTGAACCTCGCCAACATTGACAACACGATTGATACACCCGTCCTTATTGGAAATTTCCCAAGCGGTGCGATGTCGCCTGTAGGACAATTCACGGCTTCTGCGGCATTAAATGCTACGACCACTGCAACCGTTACTGGCACTGATGTACGAATAGGCGCAGGACAGCTTGTGACAGGCACAGGCATCCCATCAGGCACAACAGTGGTAAGTTCTGTGCCTTCTGGTGGAAACACCACAGTGACCCTCTCTTTGGCTGCAACGGTCACAGCGACCAGTACGCTCACGTTTGATAATGAGATCAACGTATCTGGCGGTTGCGTCCTGATCTATCCGTACCTGTTTGTTTATGGGAATAACGGTCTTATTCAGAATTCATCGGCTGGTAACTTTCAGGACTGGGTATCTGCCGATGCCAACGCCAATAACGTCGCCACTGGTAAGTTTGTCAAGGGCTTGCCTGTTCGAGGTGGTACAACATCGCCATCTGGACTGTTTTGGTCGCTAGATAGCTTGGTGCGAGTCTCTTATGCTCCGCAAACAATTGGCGCTAGTACGGTCTTCTGGCGCTACGACATTATCTCGACGCAGACCTCAATCCTCTCTAGCCAATGCGTGATTGAGTATGACAGTATATTTTATTGGATCGGCACAGATCGATTCTTGACGTACAACGGTGTTGTGCAAGAGATTGCAAATAACGCCAACATCAATTTCTTTTTCGATAACTTGAACTACAACCAACGCCAGAAGGTCTGGGCGAGCAAGGTTCCACGTTTCGGTGAGATCTGGTGGTTCTACCCCTCTGGTGACTCTGAAGAGTGCGACAACGCAATCATCTACAACGTGCGTGATAAGGTTTGGTACGACGCTGGGTTTGCGCTAGGCGCTCGACGATCTGCGGGTGTATTCCCAGAGGTGTTCAGGTTTCCGGTTTGGGCAGGCAATGAGCCCGAAGGTGGCAACACCATTCTGTGGCAGCACGAGACGGGTGTCAATCGGATTAACCTCTCGCAACAGACAGCGATTCAGAGCTATATCGAGACGAATAGTATTGGATGGGTGACGGGAGGACCGGGTCAACCTGCGCCCGTCGGCAACAACAACTGGATCAGGCTTGAGCGTATTGAGCCTGACTTTGTGCAGTCCGAGCAGATGACCGTCGTGGTCACTGGCAAAGGCTATGCGGAGGACGTCGATCAGCCCTCTGAGCCCTACACCTTTGAGCCAGACACGTTGAAGGTCGACTTGCGTGAGCAGCGCCGAGAGATGCGTCTGAGATTTCAGAGTAACGTGGTAAACGGTAACTTCCAGATGGGTCGTATTCTGCTGTCTGCTGAGATTGGCGATGTTCGTGGAACGGGCAACCCATGACGACTTACGATCCTCGTGGTATGTCTTGGGATCAGTGGTGTCCGCTTATGGCGGAGCTATTTGCCGCTCAGCAGCTTGGCACTGTCCCTGAAAACATGTGGAAGCAGTGGGGCAATGGATTAGCAGGTAATGGTTTTTTTGAGCGGAATGGTGTTCCGTCAACGCAAAATTTTGATTCATGGCAGGACTGGGCTGAGGCTTTGGTCGGCATTGTGAACGTGGGGTAGGTATGGACGAAAGCTACGAAGATCCTCGATTCAGCTCCTCACAGGGCAGGTGGGTCACATACAACGCCGACCAAGGTGCTGTCTGGGAGCCCCTGACGATTGCTGCGCCATTAGGACAGTACGAGGGAGGAGGCGACGCAGGCGGACAGTGGAGAGACTTCTCTCCTGAAGAGACCGCAGCCGCCGCAGCAAAGATCGAGGCGAACAGACTCGCAGAGCTACAGCGTGCCTCAGGGATCCTCGCTGATAATCCTTTGTCTGTCACTGGCGATCAAATACAGACACGGTACGGAGATGTAAACGTAGGTAGGTTCAAACCTATTGCTGCGGACGGACAGCCTATAACAGGCGAGACCGCTGCGCAACTGGTCGACCCGCAGACAGGCGCTCCAGTTTATCTTAGCAACCCCAATGACCCGTTTTCATATACCTATGACGTTACAGATACTCCCGCAATTAGCGGAACGGTGGCTCAACAAGCAGCCCTGTATCGCCCCGTCAAAAACCAAGGCGTGTTTGGCACGCTAGGTGGTGACTTACTCTCGGCGGTGAAAGACCCGTACTTCCACAAGTTTTTAGCTGCGACCGCTGCGATAGCTGGTGGCGGGATGGCACTTAACTCTGCCTATGGTGTAGGTGGTTTGGGCGCAGCACCCATTGCACCGGGCTCTACAGCTGGTGGGTTTCTAGGTGGGGCTACCGATATTCTTGCAGGCGCTGCGGGTTCTGGTGGAGGCACACTAGGTGCAACATTAGGTTCAGGAGCTGTAGATCTTGCTGCGTCTTTAGGTATGTCACTAGAACAAGCAATTAGTCAAGGTCTTATATCTGGCACAGGCGCATTGACTGATGTTGGTGCTGCGACGCTATTAGGATCTAGCGGTACGGGCATAAGCGGATCGACCGCAGGCGGATTTCTAGGTGGCTCGACAGATATTTTAGCGGGTGCAGCAGGATCAGGCGGCGGCAATTTAGGCGCACCTAGCTTTTTCAGCGGTCTTGGAAATCTTGCTGGAAGTATTACCCCCGCACAAGCATTTCAAGCTGCACGCCTTGCACTGCCAGTTGTAGGCGCTTTGACAGGCGCAGGACAAAGCAGGGGTCAAGGTGGTGGTGGTCAAGGTGGTGGTGGGCAAGGCGGTGGGCAAGGCGGCGGTCAAGGCAGCGGTGGTCAGGGCGGTGGTCAAGGGTACACGCAAGGTCCGTGGAACACGTTCATGACTCCGACGATGGTTAAGCAAGAGGGTTCAGGTACGACCGTCATGCAGAACCCAGAGCTCGCCATGCTAGAGCCAAGCCTCGCAAATCAACTGGCGCAATCAGGCGCAATCCCTTCTAACCTCGCTGGATCTAACGTGCCAAGTGTGAACTATTACAGCTACGGAACGCCACCACAGACGGACTACTTCGGTCAGTCGTATGAATCACCACTGATGGCGGCAAGCGGTGGCAGCATCAAGAAGCCACAGAAACTAGCGATGGGCGGTCTGCCTACCGCTGATGTGGCGGACGATGAGCACATTCCTGAGTTCATCACAGGTGCGACTGGTCACTACGTCAAAGGGCGTGGAACAGGACAGAGCGACGAGATTCCCGCAATGCTCGCAGACTCGGAATATGTTTTCGACGCAGATACGGTTGCGGCTTTAGGTGACGGATCGTCTGACGCAGGCGCAAAGTTTCTAGATAATTTTCGTGAAGCAGTCAGGGAGCACAAAAGATCCGCTCCTGTTGATAAAATACCCCCTAAGGCATCGCCATTGCAGTATGTGAAAGCAGCAATGAAAAGGACATCATAATCATGGCATCATTAACTCAAGGCGGTGCGCTGCCAGATATCAGCACACAGCAGACGCAAACAACGTCAGCCCCTAGTTGGTACACCGACTACTTGCAGAACATCGCAAAGACGGGCGCTGATGCGGCGAGTAATGCGCAGTTTGCTGGCGTGCAGCCAATGCAGCAGCAGTCGTATAACATGGCGCAAGCCAACGTCGGCAATTATCAGCCCACGCTCAATATGGCGACTGGTTCCTTGCAGAGTGGCATCAATGCGACGAGCCCCTTAGCGGCTGGCAACCCATACCTTACATCAGCGGCAAACCCGACGTACAACACCGTCGGCAATTACATGTCGCCCTACATCCAGAACGTGGTCGGACAGATCGGTGACCTTGCACAGCAGAACATGATTCAGAACGTCGCACCACAGACGACAGCAGGCGTTGTCGGCTCTGGTCAGTTTGGATCAAAGCGTGGCGCACAGGTGCTAGGTCAGACATTGGCTGACTATGGACAGAAGACCACAGGCTTACAGCTCAACGCATTAAATACTGGCTATCAGCAGGCAATGCAGCAGGCGCAAGAGCAAGCAAGATTACAGGGTCAGCTCGGACAGACAGCGGGTCAGCTCGCCTCGGCAGGACAGCAGAACCTGATCAATGCCGCAGGTGTTGGCGGTAATTTGGCGACGACGACACAGAACCTCGGTCTAGCAGACGTCAACGCAATCAATACACTAGGTACACAGCAGCAGCAGATCGAGCAGGCAAGACAGCTCTTCCCTCTGCAAATGGCACAGGCGCAGGCAGGATTGATGCAGGGCATTAACGTGCCAACGAGTGTGACCTCTGCCTATCGAGGACCAGTCCCCGGTGCTTACTCAGCTTCCCCTCTGCAACAGATTTCTGGTGGTGCTGCGTTGTTAGGTGGATTAAGCACAACACCATTTGGAAAAGCGATTGGGTCAGGATTGAGTAGCCTGTTTGGAGCGGAGACAGATCCTTATAAGAACGCTCAGACAGCTATGGAACAATATGGCGCAGAAAATGTCTACGGATTCGGTGGTCAAGGGTTAGTTCCAGACATTGATTATAGTAATCCAATGAATATTATTGATTGGGAATAAATCATGGCAGCATTAACTCCACCAGATATCGACAATCAGCAGTCGCAGAAAGAATACTTTGACGCCTTAACGGAGTCTCTGAAGGTATTAGAGAACCGCAAGGGACCTAATCTATTTAATGTGGCGGCGGCGTTCTTTAACCCCGGTCGCACCGGATCTTTCGGCGAGGCTTTAGGCAACGCCGCTGGTGCAATGGGTGCAGACCAAGAGCGTGATGAGCTGCGTGCTCCTCAGATTGCTCAGATGCGAGCTGCACTTGCAGGACAGAAGTACGACGTACAGAAGAAGGCAAAGGCATACGAGCTTATTGCTAATGCAATGAACCTTGGAAGCCCTGAGGCTGCACAGCAAGCACTTCAGACAGGTAATGGCTTATTCGGCATCGGCAATAAGTTCACGCCTGAACTGTATTTTGCTATCTCTCGTTATGACCCCAAGATCGCAGAGACAGTCAAGAACGCCGCAGGGATGGATATCGAGCGATACAAGGCACTGATCGAAGCCACCAAGATGAACATGAGCATCGCCCAAATGTACGATCAGTTTGGTAAAGATGTGACCGATAGGTTTATAACGCTTCAGGGTGGTCGTCCACCTGCAAGCGGTGCGCCATCAGCACCTGCAAGCACGCCGCCAGCTACGTCATCGACTGCGCCTGAACCTAAGCCATATACGGGTTCTGCGGAAGGAATCCCTGCGGTAGAGGATCCAGAAGAAGTCAGAAAACAAGCTGAAATAGACGCACTGAAGAAAGAGTCCAGAGTGCAGCCTCCTGCCGCCCCCGCAGCATCACAGACAGGCGTACAGCAATTTGGCTACGAAGAGATTGAACCAAATAAATTTAGGCTGAAATACAGCGGAAGAGTTTTCTCCGTCCCTCCAAATTCCTCACCAGCAGCAGCTAGAAAATTTATAGAGGATGCGCTTGCAGCAGAGCAGGATATTTACAAGAAAACTGTTGAAGCTGAAGCAAAGCCGTTTGAGAAAAAAGTAGAAGATATTTTAAATTTTGACAATACAGCGACAGCAGTCAACCTCGATCGAGTTGATAAAATTCTGACGATTGTGCAGAAAAATCCTCGTATCACAGGTATTTTGCAGCAGACGGATAATGCCTCAGGTCTTGGAAAATATCTGATGGCACTTGGCGCTGCTGCACAAGAGGGTATTCAGGCAGGAAAATTTGGTCAGTTTTCGTTGCCAATTGAGAAGTTCATAAATACTGCCAATATGACTGAAGATCAGAAGGCTGCTTTAGGTGAATTGACTCGATTGATCAGCCAAGAGTTCTTGGCAGGCATGAGAGCGAACCGTGGTCTTCTTGGGGTGAACCCAACGGATAACGACGCTCGACTGTTTCAGGCTGCGGCAGAAAATCCCACGAGCTTGGCAAGAAATATCTATTCTTGGGCTCAGGGTCGTGCGGCAGAGTACGAGAGCATGAACGATATATATAAGGGCTACTCTAGGTTTAGGACAGAGCGTGGTCGTGGGGTTGATCCTGCGTTGTTCTTTATGGATGAAAGTAGCCCATATCACGCAGGTATCAGATCCTATACTGAGCGCCTGTTGAAGGTTAAAGAAAACACACCGGGGATGCGATAATGAGCAGAGACTTTTATGCACCGTTTGACGCATCTGATACGGCAAAACCACCGTCTAATCGTTCTGCGTCGCAATCTACTGCGCCATTTAATCGATATGCGCCTTATGTGGAACCAACCCCTGACCCCAAGCCAGAGCCTGAGAAGCTAGAGATCGAGCCTCGCAACGAATTCCTTGATGAAGCGGCTAAGGTTGCGGCGGGTGCGGCTGGCGCAGGTGTTGGTACAGGATTAAGGTATCGATCGGGGATGTTCGGACCGGAGGCGGGTTCGAAGTTCATGCTCTCACGACCCGGCATGGGCGTCGATCAGTTAAGCCAGTTCAGGCTCGGTACGCAGCCCGGTCAAATCACCGAAGAGGCACGACGCAATCTCCAAGATCTTTTGGCTAAGATGGAAGGCGCTGGGTCTGTCTATTCCCAAGAGGGGCGTGTGTTGCGTGAGTCGCTTGAGAGAGCCATCGCAAACCTGCCAGAAGCCTCTATGGAGCGAAATATCGCTATTGCTAGACTGGCGGAGCTCGGTGGCATTAAAGCGCCTCCTGTGCCTCCTTTGGTGTCACTGGCATCATCAGGTGGCGATGACATAGTGAACCGCATCCAGAGCGCCACAACAAGCGCAGGACAGCCCGTATCAGGACTCTCACGGGCGATGGGTCAGCATGAGTACGAGATGCAGGCAAAGATGCTGCGTGATGCGGGTGTTCGCACTGTGGACGATCTAGCCAGAATGGGTATCGTTGACCGTAATTTCGCACAGTACATGGTAGACAATGGCATGCTACTTCCGACACAGGAAGGTCGTGTCTTGGTGCGCCCTCAGGTCTTGATGGGTGAAAGCGGTCAACCAATTTCGGCAGAGGATACCGCAGCAAGACAAGCGGCAGCAGACGCAGAGGCAAGACAGGCTGCTGCACGCCGTCAAGCAGAGATATTGCGTGCGCAAGAGGTTGAGAGAGCTCGTATGAATTTAAGATCGACCGCACGTGATGTCTCAACACTTGAAAGCACGATCCCCAAGCTGGCTGAAAAGCTCAACGTAAATGCAAGCACGGTATCGCCTGATGTCCTGAAGCTAGATCCGAATGTACGCATGGCGCAAGAGGCGTTGTTGGATGCCAGAGCAAAGATGCCATCGGCTCTTGGGTACGGTATGCATGGTCTGAGACGGGCTTTGCCATTAGCTGGCGGAGCTCTCTCTGGTGCAATGACTGGTGCTTCAGCGCTTGATGCCTACCAAAGAAGTCAGAAGGGTGACCCGATCGGTTCTGCTATCGCTGGAGCAACGACAGGACTGTCAGCGGCGTCGCTGTACCCTCCGCTTACTATTCCTGCTGGATTGGGTGCTCTAGGCATGGAGGGCGTGATGTACCTGTATGACAAGTTCGGTCCATCCATCCTGCCTGAGCTAGAAAAGAAAGGTCTGATTCCTAGAAACTTCAACCCCGCAAATTATTCTGTGATGGATTCAAAGTAATCTCCTTCAACCGTTCAGGGTTGTTTGCCCCGTCTAACCAGCGGGGCTTTTTTTATGCGTTTCCAGATGGGGCGGAGAGCATAATCATTAAGTTGGCTTGCGCCTCCTCGTGCTCTGCCATACACAAATCATACCCCTCGTTGAAAGCCATCTCAAGCATCTTGGCATGTAGTGACGCTGTGGTAATGTTACCTGCGTCAAACAGGTCAATCTGCTCTTTGACGGCATCCCAATCGATTGCTACTGGCTCTTGTCCGTCCATTTGCGCCAGTCCTCCAGTGCCTTGGCTACCTCTGAGTTTAGGGTGCGGACAAACTTGATGCATGTGTCACGCTCTTCAGTGATCGCCTGTTGGCGAGCCTCTGTCTCAAGTTTACGCCCAAACTCCAGAAGGTCTACATCATCGGCATAGAGACCATCTGGGTCTTTGTTGTTGCACTCTAAGAAGATTGCCTTGATTTGTACGTCTGTAAGCATGTCTGCACCTTATTCAGAAAATGTAAGTCGCTTGTGGATAGCACGGGTTCTCTCGACGTCACCGCCGCAATACTTCGCAACGTCATCGATCCGACCGCCCTTGACGAAGTCCCATACCTTGCTGCCATCGATCTCATCACCGATCTCCGTACCCTTTGCATCGAGCCCGAAGACCTTGCACAACTTGGACAGGCTGACACGGTTACCTACCCCCGCCCATGCCGTCATGGTGTCGAACACGATGTCGTCCCAAGGCTTAGCTTTGAATGGGAAGACAAGGGGAGGCTTAATCCCTAACATGACGGATCTTTGGAACAAGAACCGCAGATCAAACCCGACGATGTTGTGACCGATGAACACTGGTCTCTGGTTGCGGCTAGGGTCGTAACGAGAAGAGACGACATCATAGAACGCAGAGATGACCTTGATCTCGTCATCTTTCCAGTTCGATGAGTAGACGCTAAATGGTTTCATATCATCGATCGCATACGAGATACACACGACCTGCCCCATAGCCCCATCGAAGGACGTCTTGCGGTAGCGGTCATCGAACGACGCCTCCACCTCTACACGCTTGGCTGAGATGTACTCCGCAATCTTGACCTCATCCTTGTAATTGGATGGGGCTTTGATTGTGGCAATCTCTCGATCTGACTCCTCACGCAGGTAGGCGATGTCCGACTCTTTCTGTGCAGGGATCGTCTCAATGTCAAAATAGATGTTCATAATTCACCATTATTCAACAAAGATTTAGGAGTGACAGGAACGCCGTTTTTGACATCAATAACACCCTGTTGCGCATTTTTCTTTTCTGCTACGAGTCGCTCAGCTCTTTTGCGATGATAATACTCTCGCATAGATGCCTTTTTTCTTTCGTGTTTGATAAGCTCAATGTCATTCTTTGGATTTGCCTTTGTCGCAGCCCCAGTGACCTTTGCGATCTGATGCACAGAAAGCTCGTTGACTCGCAATTTAAGACTTTTGTAAGATTCTGAAATCTCCTCGCAACGATCCGTAAGCGATCGGACTTGGTATTGCAGTTGCGCAATCACGCTGTGAAAGTTTTCTTTCTCTGCTTTAGATATAAACATGTGTCTCTCCTAGATCAAAAAGGGATGTCATCAGTGTCGTCCTGTGCGGCGACGGATGTAGACTGGTGGGGGTTACGTGACTGGAACTCAGGGCTCGCCATTACGATCTTCTTGATGCCCTCTGAGAGTGTCTCAAAGATAGCGTCGTCGTGATCCTCGATCGAGTACATAGCAGGCGTGTTGTGCGGCTCAGGAAGACCTGCCTTCTTGACGTTTGCAGGCACAGGCATGACCGCTTGGATGTTGGTGTACTCCTTGCCGTTTGCTGCTGCGTCACGAGTCACTGAGAGCATCGCCCAGACGCCCAGAACATTCTTGAGCTCGAACCCACGCAGCTCCTCAGGGGTAAAGTCACGACCACGCCAAGTCTTTAAGTCATTACGTAGAGCCGCTTTCTCTGCGAGCGTGAGCGTGTAGCGCTTGGTGATTGAGAGTGGCTCACCCTTGCTGGTGACCGTGGGCTGTCCGTTCTCGTCCTCAGACCAGACCTCGAACTGAAGCATGATCTTGTGTTGGATCTTGACCTGACCCATGTACTCGGACTTCTGGCTTCCAAGGTCAACGATTTTATAGCAGCGTGCAAGGTGCATACCTGATGGTACTGGGGTGAAGCTACCGCCTTCGTTTGCTTTTGCGATGAGTGACATTTTTATCTTCCTATGGTGATTGTGTGTAAAACGGGACGCTGTGTAATCCCACATTCAAAACGGATGATGTTCCAATCATCCTCTGTTGCTATACCTTGAGTAGCTCTCTCAATTGCGTTCTCAAGTTGCTCCATTCTTTCAAGCTCTAGTTGGTAGTGCTCGTCTTCTCTCATTTGATTTCCTTGGTTATTTGTAGTGCGTGCTCAGAGCGAACGATCAGTGTCTTGTAGTAATCCCATTTAGCAATGGTCTCTGGATCTTTCGATGGTGCTGTCCAATTACACACACGTTTCCATGTGCGCTGTACGCTTGTGGCAGATGCGGGTGCATATGCGCTGTCGCCGTCTTTCAACATCATATTTTCAGTCATGTTTACTCTCCCAAAATTTATTAACGAAAACAGATTGTACATGCGTTAATAAAAAAGTACAATTAACTTTGAAATAATTAATGGAGTCGATATGACACTGCAAGAATACTTCTCTACACAGCCCCGTGGGGCTATATCTAGGATGGCTATCTATCTAGGGGTTTCCCGTACATGGTTATCGCTTATATCCAATGGACATGCGTCTCCCAGCCCAGTTATGTGTTCGATGATTGAGCGATTGACGAAAGGGAAAGTCAAGCGTAAAGTCCTGCGACCGGACATCTTCGAATGATTATGAATATTTATGTGATAACCTACGAAACACCGATAGTTAACAAAAGGAACACTATGAGACAAGAATTAGAATATAAGATTGATCGCCATCCTTTGAGCGCAGCCTTCCCTGATATGAGCCGTGAGGAGTACAGCGAGCTGCTTGACAGCGTGAGAGAGATTGGAATACAGAACCCGATCGTACTGTTTGAAGACAAGATCATCGATGGCTGGCACAGATACAGAGCCTCAGTAGAGCTAGATATAGAGTGTCCTGCGATCGATCTGTCAGAGGAGATTAATCCAGTCCTGTTTGTAATTGCACAGAACGTGAGCCGCCGTAGTTTGTCAGCAAGCCAACGTGCTCTGGCAATTGTGACGGTGAATGCATGGCGTAGAAGTGGTATGAAAAACAAGGGGGCTCTTCAGGAGCCACCTACTAAGTCTAATGAAGAGTTGTCAGATTTATCAAAGACATCAAAAGCAACTATTAAACGTGCAAAGCAAGTCATATCTGATGCCGTCACAGAGGTGATTGAGGCTGTGCAGTCTGGCGAGATTGGCATTGTCAAGGCATCCGAGATTGCTAAGCTGGACAAGGACAAGCAGGTAGCTGCGCTTACAAAGCCTGTGAAAAAGACTGTACCGAAAGAAGTCGTGCCTGACTACGATCCATCAGACGACCTACGAGAGACCATCTCTGTCTTGAATGAAGAGCTGGAGAAGGTGTCACGAGCCGCTGCCTTGGGCGTGCTAGAGGAAGGCATGGAGAGCGCCCAAGAGATCATGGAGCGTCAGGCTGAGGAGATCAAGCACCTCAAGATTGAGAATGATGGGCTTAAATCTATGCGTAACACCTTGCAAGTGGAAATTAAAGAGCTGAAGAAACAGTGCTCCTACTATCAAAAGAAGATGAAGGAAATTGAAAAATGACATTTAACATCGATGAGAGATTAAGAGATTATCAGGTAGACGGGCTGGACAAATTGAGAGAGGGAATTAAACAAGGACATAGATCGCAGCTCTTGTATGCGCCTACGGGTGCTGGCAAGACGGAGATTGCTATTGCGCTGATGGAGTTCTCACGGCGCATGGGTCGCAGATCAGCGATGATCATGGATCGTATCGTTCTCTGTAACCAGACATCGACCCGTCTTGATAGCTACGGTATTGAGCATGGCGTGTTGCAGGCGAGCCACTGGAGATACCGTCCGCATGAGCGGATTCAGGTGTGCTCGGCGCAGACGCTGGAGAAGCGCAAGAGCTTCCCCGGTCTCGATCTGCTCATCATCGACGAGGCGCACCAGACACGTAAAGCAACAAAGAAGTTCATCGACATGCATCCCAGCATTAAGGTGATTGGTCTTTCGGCTACTCCCTTCACTAAGGGTTTGGGCAATATCTTCTCGCACGTTGTCAACACAGTGACCACAAAGTATTTGGTAGATACTAAGATGCTCGTGCCTTTGCGTGTTTTTCTCGCTCGTGAGATCGACATGACAGGAGCCAAGAAGATTGCGGGTGAGTGGTCGGACGCTGAGACCACAGAAAGAGGAATTAAGATCACTGGAGACGTAGTCAACGAGTGGATCAAAAAGACTCACGAGATATACGGTCGTCCACGCAAGACAATCGTATTTGCGGCGTCCGTTGCTCATGGTGCAGATCTGGCATCTAAGTTCAACGAGGCAGGCTACAACTTCGTACCGATCAGCTACATGGATACAGACGAATACAAAAAGGAGGTCTTTGAGGACTTCGCCAAGCCTGACACAGGCATTCATGGCTTGATCGCTGTCGATATTCTGACCAAAGGCTTTGACGTTCCTGACGTACAGATCGGCATCTCAGCCCGTCCGTTTTCTAAATCGCTCTCCTCTCACGTTCAACAGATGGGGCGTGTGATGCGCAGCCATCCGTCCAAGGAGTTTGGTCTGTGGCTCGATCACTCAGGTAATTTCTTGAGGTTCAGGGATGACTGGGATGAGATATACGAGAACGGTGCAAGCGAGCTCGACGATGGTCGTGAGAAGCCCCAGAAAGAGCCGACACTAAAGGAGAAGGAGGCAGCTAAATGCCCTCGTTGTGGCGGTCTGTGGGGAAATAGCGACATATGCTCGCACTGTGGGTTTGTGAGACAGAGACGCAATGCGGTGCAGGATCAGCCCGGTGAGCTGGTGGAGCTTGAAGGCAAGTCAGTTACCAAGGACGACAAGCAGGAGTTTTACTCTGAGTTGTTATTTATGTCTGATGCTCGTGGCTACAAGGAGGGCTGGGCTGCGTGGAAGTACAAGGAGAAGTTCGGCGTGTTCCCTCGCTCGCTTGAGAAGGTGCAGAGACCTGTCTCGCTCAAAACCCTGAACTGGCTGAAGTCCCGTGCAATCGCTGCATCAAAGGCACGATGATGGAATTCATAGAATTTGTTCGTGCGCATGGGCTGATCGTCAACGACATCGACGTAGGTCGCTGGGTCAGGACGCCTACAACTGACCACCCCAGATCGAGGAACGGCGCATATAAGTACATGGGCGACGTAGGATTCGTGCAGAACCACGCCACGCAGATTGAAGTGAGTATATGGAAGCCAGAGAGACCAAGCGAGATTGAGGTCGATCACAAGGCTATCTTGCAGAGAGTGTCTGAGGAAGACCGTAGACGGGCTCAGGAGCGTCGCAAGGCGGCAGACAAGGCTCAGCGTATCCTCGATGAGTGCGAGCTTGCTACGCACCCGTATCTGAAGCGCAAGGGGTTTGAGGAGCTTAAGGGTAATGTCTGGAATCAGGTTCTGGTCGTTCCGATGCGTGTCGGCAAGGTGCTTGTTGGGACTCAGTTGATCGATGGCGACGGTGGCAAGAAGTTCCTCAAGGGTCAGGCAACAAATGACGCATGCTTCGTAATGGGCTCCGGGGAGCCTATTTACTGCGAGGGTTACGCCACTGGATTGTCAATCATGAGGGCGATCACCACAGGTAAGATGCGCAGGAGTGTTGTTGTGTGCTTTTCTGCGGGTAACCTCAAGCGCTTGGCGAAGAATCCTGCGGGGCTTGTGGTGGCGGATAACGACGAGTCCTTGACAGGTGAAAGAGTAGCCAAGGAGACGGGGCTGAAGTACTGGATCAGCGATACGGTCGGTGAGGATTACAACGACTACCAGTTGCGTGTCGGTCTGTTCAAGTCAGTCCAAGCCCTCAAGGGTTTCTGATGGATACATGGTCGGATGAGTACCGCCACCAGTGCCTTGTGAGGTACGTGATTCGGTGGCGGATCAAGAACAGGAAGGAAGCCCTGAAGTTTCTGAATGACTGGGAGAAGAGGCATAAAGATAAGCGCTTGGAAGAAGATGTAAGACGGCAATGGTTTAGAGGTAACCGAGGTAAACACAACGATTGGAGATTAATATGATGTCAGATTTTCAGAAGTCCTTTTTAGGTCGTGGGGGGATGCAGGTATACACACAGAAAGAGTTCGACGAGCAGCTCGCAGTTGCGAAGGCACAGATCATGCAGGTTGCGATCGAAACCACCAAGACGGCGATTGCTATTGAACGTGATGAGTGCGCCAAGATTGCGATGGGGCTCGCCAAGGAGTGGGCGGAGATTCCTGACTCACCCTTGAGTCTTGTGATGGCGCTGGAGAAGTGCGCAGAGAACATCAGAGATAGGCTGAAACGGTAATGGTTTTTATAGGTGTAGATCCCGGCGCTATCAGCGGAGCTTACGCTGCGATCGATCACAACGGTGAGTTCATCGTCTGTGGAGATATCCCTAGCGTAGACGGTCGGGTCAATGCGACTAACCTCAGGTATCTGCTCAAGTCGTGCGTCTCGACGTTTGACTCGGCGATGATTGCGGTCGAGTCAGTCCACAGCATGCCCAAGCAAGGGATCGCCAGTACAGCGAAGTTTATGCGTGCTGTGGGGGCGATTGAGGCGACGGCAGAGCTCACGCATTATCCGCTTGTGTTAGTCACACCACAGAAGTGGAAGAAGTACCACGGGCTGATCGGGATGGAGAAAGTAGCGAGCTTGGAGCTTGCACGATCGATGTTCCCAGAAGCCTCTCTTAAACGAATTAAAGACACAGGGCGTGCGGATGCATTGCTGATGGCGCTCTGGCTCAAGGACAATCATGAATGATCAGGATTTATTAACCCTGTACGCAGGGCTGGCGATGCAAGGAATTGTTTCACATGGAGAGGATGTATCAGTCAAGGCAATTGCCAAAGTTAGTTTTGATATAGCAGAAGCAATGATTAAAGAACAGGGAGAGAGAAATGAGCGACTACGATCCACACAAGGCGATTGATTACATCATTGCGAACGCAGGGCGATTTGCGAAGGCAAAGTCAGAGCGTATATACATTGAAGAATACAGAAAATCCCTGAAGGCTATCTTGATGAAGCAGAGCGGACAGTCTGTGATTGCAGCCCAAGAGAGGGAGGCGTATGCTCACGATGACTACGCAGCGCTCCTAGCGGGGTTACGAGAGGCTGTGGAGACCGAAGAGAAGCTCAGGTGGGATCTGATCGCTGCGCAGGCTAGGGTAGAGGTCTGGCGCACTGAGCAGGCAAACAACAGATCACAAGAAAAGTTGACATTGTGATATCGTTAATTTAATATTAACTGACACACAACTCAAAGGAATGAAAATGGCTACGAAAAAGATTGAACTTGGAATGAACATTGACGACTTCCCCATGCCCTCGGCATCGACCATTGTTTTAGGCACAAACCCAGACAAGGAGCTTCACGACTTCGCTGTTGCTGCATTACAGACACTCGACTGGAATCAGATTGGCATGGGCGTTGATCAGGCGGCGCAGCTCTGTTGGTCGATGGCTGAGGCGATGGTGCGTCATAAACCATGAAGAAAAAAAAGGAGGAGGTCAATCGTTGGGATCGGCTGTACGTTGGGTTCACTATGAGGTCAGCCGCTACTCGCAAACACAGCTTGGACATCCTTGCTTGTCCGTCTCGTATAGGCAGCAGGCTCTATTACCCTAACGGTGAGGTGAGAGATGATTATCGCAGACCTGATTAAACAGATCGTTGAGAAGATTGAGCAAGAGAAGCCAGAGATGGAAGAGTGCGACACCTGCGGACAGATCAGCCGTCTGAAGTGTGGGCTGTGTGAGTGGTGTCAGAAAAAATATGAGAGCAAAAAATGAACAAAATTATATTTGGTGATTGCAGAGAGACGATGCGTCAGTTGGCAAGCGAAGGCGTGAAGGTGCAAATGTGTGTGACTAGTCCACCTTATTTTGGGCTGCGTGACTATGGCACATCATCATGGGAAGGTGGCGATCCTGATTGCAATCATTCAATCTCAATGCCAACTAAGTGGAATGATCCTAAGCGGGGGACATCTGTATTGAGACCTGAAGTATCTCACCGTGGCGGAGATGCATCACATTGCCATTTGTGCGGTGGAAAAAGGATTGATTTGCAGATTGGGCTTGAGGAAACGCCAGAGCAATACATCGAGGCAATGGTCGAGGTGTTTCGGTGCGTCAAGGACATTTTGGCTGACGATGGAGTGTTGTGGGTCAATATTGGTGATAGTTACAATACATCCCCTGCTGGAAATAAAACTTGGGGTAATGGTGTTGGAACAAATAAAGCCTACGAAGAAAACCAAATACATCATGGTAAAAAAATAATTAAATCTTTAAAGCCAAAAGACCTTATCGGCATACCTTGGATGCTTGCTTTTGCTCTTAGGACTGATGGATGGTATCTGCGCCAAGACATCATTTGGAACAAGCCAAACCCTATGCCTGAGTCTGTGCAAGATCGTTGCACAAAGTCGCATGAGTACATTTTTTTGTTGTCCAAGTCGCAAAAATATTTTTACGATAACGAGGCGATCAAAGAGCCAATCCAAGATGAGACTGCATTGAGAATGCTTCGGGGCGTTAGCGATAGCCATAAGAATGTGAACGGTGCTCCGGGTCAAACTCCTCATAGCATGAATAAGCCTAGAGAGAATGTAAGAAAAGAATTTGATTCAAGTATGGGTGGAGGCGGCACATCATTTGTTGGTCATAGTGGATACAAAAAGGCTGACGGTACACTGATGATTAATGAAAACAGGAACAAACGGTCGGTCTGGACAGTGAACACAAAACCATACAAGGGCGCACACTTTGCTGTATTTCCAGAGGAGCTGATTGAGCCTTGCATATTGGCAGGAAGTCGTGTCGGTGACGTTGTATTTGACCCATTCATGGGCAGCGGCACAACAGCCCAAGTCGCACAGCAATTGGGGCGCAAGTACCTTGGCTGCGAGTTGAATCCAGACTACAAGGCGCTGCAAGACAAGCGTGTGGCACAGCAATCACTTGAGCTGATATGACCAAAGACGAGCGCAAGTACCTCTCACGAGTTGCAGAGCTAGGATGCGCTGTATGCCGCAGGATGGGGTACGAGGGTACGCCTGCGGAGATTCATCACCCCAGAGGTGGCGTAGGGATGGGAAGGAGAGCACCTAACTCCGCTGCCATTCCCCTCTGCCCAGAGCACCACCGTGGCAATACAGGTGTCCACGGGCTAGGCACAAAAAGATTCCCTAAGCACTGGGGATTCACAGAGGAAGACCTCCAGAACGATGTAAAAATACTACTAGGGTAAACACCTAGAAAATAATTTGCACAAATCGTTTGACATGTATTTTCGTTAACAGTATATTAACAGTACTGACAGCGTAGTCAGGAACAAATGGGAGAGTAAAAATGAAAGCAAACGACATCGGTTTCACCACAGTTGACACACTCGGCATGTTGCTCGCACAGATCGCTGAGCTCACAAAGCAGGCTGACGCAATCAAGGACAGCATCAAGGATTCCGCTACAAACGGCGGCGCTACGGTTTACGAGGGTGCGATGTTTAAGTCCACATTCATCGAGTCCAACCGCAACGTCGTTGACTACAAGGCACTGTTGGCAGAGCTCGGCGCTACAGCAGACCAGATCGCAGCTCACACTAAGGTCACAGCAGTCTTCTCAGTCAAAACCACATCACGCTAATCAGATGCCCCCTTCGGGGGGCGAAGGAACCGACATGACACGAATTGAAAATGCAGTAAAAATGGTTAAAGAGATGTTCCCTCAGTTGCCAGAAAAGTCCGCTGTGCTCTTGGCTCAAATCATTGAGCAGCAGTTGAGCAAATCAAAAAATTAAATTAACCGCCCCTTCGGGGGCTTAGGATAAATCATGAATCAAGAGCGCCGCAAAATTATCAGTGCAAAAATTGCCATCATTGAGGATTTGGTTAGCCAGTTGCAAGAAGTTTTTGATGCAGAGGACGAGGCATTTGGCAATATGCCAGAAAGCCTTCAGCACAGCGAGCGTGGCGAAGCAATGTCTGAAGGTATGACTTGTATTGAGAACGCCATTAACAGCCTTGAAACCGCCGCAGAAGATCTCGGCAACATATAACACAACCGCCCCTTCTGGGGCTAGGAGATCACCATGAAATTCTGTATCAATTGCCAGCACTTCACATCCTTCAAGAACGCCAACGATGATGGCTATTGCAGCCGCCCACAGTTGGGGATCAACCTCGTCAATGGCGAGCAGAACACTAAAGTGTGCTCGGTGCAGCGGACAAGCAATGGCAGCACTAGTTGCGGATCAGTCGGCTTTTTCTTTGAGCTGAAGGTGGTAGCATGAAGACCTTCATCATCATTGTCCTGTTCTTTATCGTGATTGCACAGGCAACAAGTCAGACCATCTACTCCAACCAGTACGGTCAGCCGATCGGCAGCTCGACCACCATCGGCAACACCACCTACTACTCGAACCAGTACGGACAGCCTGTAGGGACGGCGACCGCCCCTATCTACACCCCTCCCGTACCCCGATCGCCTCCTGTGGCGGCTCCTATCGCTCCTATGATGCCATCACTCCCAATGATGCCTGTCATGCCGATGATGCCTTCCCTTCCAATGATGCCAACATTTCCGGTGATCCGATGAATATTGAACAAGCCAAGAACATTCTACGAACTGGGCTCACGACCTTCGATGAGCAGAACGAGATCATTGCGATCATAGAAAGCCTTGAAAGGGATGCTGACAGGTATCGCTGGCTGAACAAGTACACAGCGCACCTTTTCATGGTGACAGAGAAAGGCTTAGACGAGCAGATGGACAGGGCTATGCACAGGGGGCAGGGATGAACGAAGAGTTTATTAAACGCTCCATTGACGGATGTTTGGCTGAAAACACTTTGCGTGGACAGACAGAGGCGATTGCAATTGCGATTCATTCCCTGAAAAATCTAGAGGGCAAGTATTTTGTACCCTCGTTTGGTAGCGTTGAGCTTGATCTGCATTGCTGTGAACAATTAGCAAAGATGTTATTTGGAGAGAAGAAATGAAACACAAACACGCAGATTTAATCAAGGCATGGGCTGATGGTGCTGAGATTCAATGCTTTCACGACCACTACGGCATATGGCAAGATATTGTTTCTCCGCCATACTGGATTGACGGTGTTCAGTACCGCATCAAGCCAGAAGAGAAAACGCCTGTTGTGCGGTGGCTGTGGGCAAAACAAGTTATTGGAAGAGAGTGGACGATTTCACCTGTGTTTCGCTCCAAAGAAGAGGCGTCAAAAACTTTTGATGGTCAAGTAATTTGCCTTGAGTGGTCACGACAGGAGTTTCCAGAATGAACGAACAAGAATACATAGAAGGAGAGACTTGCTACAGACCAGAGCCAAGCAAATGCTATTACTCGCCATGCGGCAAGATTGGCAAGTGCGTCAAAGATATACCTGACTACGATCCGAGAAAGCCGATTGAAACATGCAACGGCGTAAGTCTTAATTCTGTACCGCACCCAGAAGGAGATCCTGTACCTGATGACCATGAGATCAACCCTGACTCACTCGAAACGGTGGAGATTCACATACCTGTTATGCCTGAAGATCAACTAGAAACATGGATGCACAACATGATCAGGGCTTGCAACAGATCAACGTGTGACTCTGATATTAACGTCCTCAAACTGATTCGGCACATTGAAAACCTGTATGAGCAAGGACGAATTGACGAACGTGAGGCTTGCATCAAACTGCTAGAAGACTTCTCAAATACAGGCATGGTTCCAGTCAAAGATACATGGCGCATGGGGTTGATTGCAGGTGCTAACGCAATCCGAGGGAGAACATAATGATGAGCCCCAAGCAACAAAAGATTCTTGAACTGCTTCAGACCAGAGTCAACATGACTGCCGCTGAGATTGCATTTGCGGTGGGGTCAGAGACCAAAGCCACATCAAAGCACCTACGGCATCTTGAGGAGATCGGGGAGATTTATGTGTGCGAGTGGC